CTGCTGCATTATCCCCTAAAGAAGCACAACGTAAGGCATACTTAGAGCGTAAAGCAAGAGAATCTGGAAAAGCACAAGCAACATCTGCATCAGAACTTCTCAAGAAAAAGAAATCTGCTACTGTAGATAAAAGACCTGCTGATCAACCTAAAAGAGCAGTTGTTGGAATGAGTAGAGCAGAAAGAAAAGATATTACAAGAAAGGGACAAAGAAAACTTGAAACTCTTGTAAGACAATCAGAAGCAGAAAAACAAGGCAAGAAACCTGAACAAGTTCAACTCAAGCACGACTACAGACCAAAGTAAAGTGTAACTCTGGGGCCTTGAAAGTGTACCAGTAGTATAACACTCTGAGACCCCTCCACAATCGCTTGTAACGCTATGGAAACTGTGAGAGTATCTATCACTATCCTTGAGTCTCTAATTGAGGGTCTTGAAAATGCTGTGAATGTATGCTATACTGCACCTAACAATCCTGATACTGAGGGTTATCCTTATGCTACTGGATATTCACGAGCAGCAATGAAAGAAACCATCAAAACACTTGAATTACTGAAAACAAAAACAAACTGATTATGAATTCTCAAGTAAAAGAGATTGACATCTCTGAATATAGTGTAGAAGATCTTGCAAATGCACTTTATCGCAAATGCCAATCTCTTGGTATAGAAAAAGGTACGGATAAAACCAAGTGGAGAGAAGCAGTTATTGCTGAAAAATTAGGTCACAAAGTTCATAGTAAAATCTCTGCTGGCAAGGGAACCGAAGAGTATGGTTCTGATGCATTTAATCCAGAACTTAGTTCTTTTGAAGAGTATAAATCTCAAATCTTAGATGATAAAGAACTTCGCAATCTTCTTGAACTCCCTAAAGGCAAAAAAGGTAAAAAATATGCACCTTTGACTGTTAGTGGGGTGTATAATGGATATAACAGTAATTATGAAGTTGCTTCTGTAGAATATCCAAAAAAAGGTCATTATTTTGCAGTTTTTTATGAAGAGATGTGTGTTCTGATCATCAAGGTCAACACTGATTATGTTATGAAATCTTTGAATGAAAATTATAACAAATTTGTTTCAAACGGCAAGAAGGGTTCCACTAATCTGAATACAGTTACTGTAAACCTTGCAAATACACATCTTTATACAATTGCCTACAAAAATGAGGAGTTTTATGATTCAAAACGTTGATTGCCTAGAATATCTGAAAACACTTGACAATGATAGTGTGGATCTGGTTCTTACCGATCCACCTTATTTCATTGGTTTTGATGGTGGCAAGGGATGGGATTCTCAATGGAAGAGTGAGAATGAATATCTGGAATGGTGTGCTGAATGGACACAAGAATGTGTGCGAGTTCTCAAACAAGATCGTATGCTGATTGTGTGGGGAACACTCAAGACTGAAACTTTCATCAAATATAAGTTGCAGACGAGTGCTGATGCCCGACTGACACCTCAAAATGAGATTATTTGGGGTTATAATTGGGGAGGACGCTCAAAGACTAACTTTGCCCGCAAACATGAGTATGCTTGGTGTTGGTCAAAAGGAAAAGAGTTTCTCTTCAATGATGCAGATATTCGGGTAGAACGCAAACTCAAAAAGAATATCCGAACTGGAGAAGATTATGCCCAGGGAACTATTCCTACTTGTATCTGGGAAAAGAATAATCATACAACATCAAAAGAGTTTTGTGGATGGCATCCAACCACAAAGAATCTAGAAGTTCTTGAGAGAATGATCAGGGCATATAGCAATCCTGATGATACTGTGCTCGACATCTTTATGGGTTCTGGATCTACTGCGATTGCTGCACAAAATTGTGGCAGAAAATACATTGGATGCGAAAGAGATGAAGAATACTATACCAAATCATTAGCACGAATTCGTGAATCAAATCCCCTGGGGTTGTAACTACAACTCTGGGGCCTTCAAAGTGTCCTACTATTAGATAATGATACCTATGCAACTCCGTCCTCACCAAGAACGTTCCGTAATTGCTATGCAAAAGTATAGCAAAGGTCAACTGATTGAACCAACAGGTGCAGGCAAAACGCTGTGCATGATTCACGATACTATTCGTGAGTTTCTGTCTCAAACTGCAAAGACCATTGTTGTAGTCTGCCCTCGCATTCTGCTTGCTGAGCAACTCTCTTCTGAGTTCCTTGAGTTTATCACCAATGCTGCTGTGTTTCATGTTCACAGTGGCGAAACTCATCACGAATCCTCTACTCGCCCTGGTGAGATTTGTCAATGGGTGAGCAACAATCAAGGTCATAAACTGATCTTCACCACCTATCACTCTCTTTCGCGTCTTCAGAAAGCAGAGATTGATGTGGATACGATCTACTTTGATGAGGCACATAATTCTGTTCAGCGTCACTTTTATCCTGCAACAGAGCACTTTGCTGCCAATGCAAATCGTTGCTACTTCTTCACTGCAACTCCAAAACATTCGCTCACTCCCTCTAAACCTGGCATGAACAATGCACGGGTTTATGGTCAGGTCATCATCAATGTTCCTGCTCCTGAGTTGGTTGCTGGTGGTTTCATTGTGCCTCCTAAAGTGCATGTCAAGCAACTGCCTATGTTGAAGGGCAAGCAGGTTGTTTTTGACCGTGACGCAGACAATCTGATCGAAACGATTGATGAGCACAATGTCGGTAAGATTCTGATCTGTGCCAAGGCAACCAAGCAAATCGTTGGTCTGGTGTCAGAAACTGATTTCTGTGCTGAATTAGAGCAACGTGGTTACTCTTGGATGTATATCACTGCCAAGACAGGTCCAGTCATTGATGGCAAGAAAGTCAATCGTGAGGTATTCTTTGATACGCTATCTGCCTGGGGCAAGGATAACTCCAAGAAGTTTGTTGTGCTGCATCATAGCATCTTGAGTGAGGGTATCAACGTATCAGGATTGGAAGCAGTCTTGTTTATGCGCTCTATGGACTTTATTGGCATCTCACAGACTATCGGTCGTGTGATTCGTTTGCATCATGATGATGCTGCTAATCTGCGCTCTGGTGCTATTCAACCTGGTGCTGTGGATACATACACCAAATCGTTTGGTCTTGTGTGTATTCCAGTTTACACCAAGGTAGGCATCAGCACTGCCCAGAAAGTTCAGGCAGTTGTTGATACCATCTTCTCCAAGGGAGAACCTGCCATCTCCGTTGTGACGCGGTGAGTCTCACTGAGAACCCAGTCCACCACTGGGTTCAAAACCTGATTTTTTCGTGATTCTACTGCAAACGTCCTAGAGATCATCCACTGCAACCAAATCACCGATTTTTTTGAAAGTATAGCAAATGAAAGAAGGATTCACAGTAGGAAAGGATTTAGCATACGCTGCAATTCCATATGGAAATGCAGGATACATTATTCTACACAATGGTCAGCAACTTGAGAAAGTTTGTAGAACTGAAGGTAGTGCTCGTAAATATATTGCTGAACATATCAAAAGTACATCAAAGGGCAAACTTCCTGTTGATTAACTGAACCTTTGGGGCCTTGAAAGTGTATCAGTAGTATGAGTACGAAACAAATGCAAAACAAACATCTGGAACACCCTGAAGATGCCATTCTGACGGGTGATCTATCAGTTCTGAGTTGGTTTAGCGATCCACAATCTACCATCAGCGTCAAGATTGATGGTGCTCCAGCTGTAGTCTTCGGCACAGATCCTGAGACTGGTAGATTTTTTGTGGGTACCAAGTCTGTATTCAACAAAAAAAAGATCAAGGTAAATTATAGTGTTGAAGACATATTGCGTAATCACGGCAACACTATTCGGGTTGCAGAGATTCTTATTGCCTGCTTCAACAATCTGCCCCGAATTGATGGCATCATACAAGGTGACTTCATTGGGTATGGCGGAAGCGACACTTATCGCCCCAACACTATCACTTACAAGTTTCCAGATTGTGTAGAGGAAGCAATTATCTTTGCTCCTCATACTTCCTATTCTGGTGCTAATCTGCGTGAGTGTGTTGCATCGTTCGGTGTAGATGTTCCTGAGTGTGAGAATGTCAAATGGGTAAAACCTGCTGCTCATATTAACCCTTATCGTGAAGATATTGGTGATATGTGTAACTTTGCCCGTCAAATGTCCACTCTATGTGAGTTTGTTTCTGATCGTAAAGCATTACAAATCAAAAAAGAGATCAATGCCTGCATTCGTGAGCAAAAGGACGTTGAGGAAAATGAAATCGCAGAAAAATGTGAATGTGATGTCAACCTGATACGACTGTGGAAGTTGATTGCATCTATCAAGCAAGATATGTTCTGCTTCATTGATAGCGACATTGACATCTCTTGCGAGATTGATGGTAAGATAGGTGACCACGAAGGTTATGTGCTTCATAATCAATATGGTACACACAAGATAGTTGATCGTGAGATCTTTTCACAACAAAACTTCACCTTACAAAAGAACTGGTAATCCTAACTCTGGGGCCTTGAAAGTGTTCTAGTAGTATGAACACAACCACAATGCAAGTCCAAGCACAACAAACCATCGCAGATAGCGTTCTCAAAAATACTCATCTGCTGATTGAAGCACTGAAAGACAACTATCGTAATTATGCCATCAATGGTCATAAGAATAGCATTCGTCGTGCCAAACGTGGTGAGAATGTTGATTATCACCTTGTTCGCATCAAAGAACTCAAGAATGGTGATTGTTCCATTGATTATCAGGTAGAAACTGGTAAAAAGTATCACAAAGTCATCTTTATTGATGGTGGTGGTTCTCGCTCTGTTCATGCCTTTATTGATAAGCAGACTGGTGAAGTTTATAAGTCTGCATCATGGAAAGCTCCTGCCAAAGGTGTAAGGTATGATTTGCGATTGATTGCTGATCGTGAATACCTTTTAGAAAATGCAGACTGGTCGGGCGGTTATTTGTACGCAAAATGATTACTGAAATGACTGACTATCAACAAGAAATCAAAGACCTGACTGTTACAAAATCACTGCGTCTGTTGCGTGATGGTTTCAAGAGTGAGTTTGCGACCTTTGCATATGCTGATGAGCGAATGACTGTTCTTTTGCAACAATTAGCAGCAGAGTTTATTGATACAAACATTCCGATTGTTGATGAGGATGTTGAGGTTGATTTGGCACTGATGCTAATGGAATCTGTTGACATTATTGCACGATGACTTACTCGAATCTCTCAAAGATCAAGACCAAACTAAGAACAACAGGTAACATCACTGGTAACTTTGGACGTGCCAAATCCAAAGCAGGATCATCACTCGATGATCTTGGTGGAAATGGTAACATAGGAACCACACAGAATGAATATCTAAATCGTCTTTATGTGGCATTTGATGAAACACAAGATACTCAACTTCGTCAGTTCATTTATACTGAGATCAAAAAGATTCTCATTCAACAAGGCAAATGGTAAGCATTCATAACTCTGGGGCCTTGAAAGTGTACCAGTAGTATGAGCACTAACCAAATGACTGAGATCTTTCACTATCACACCAACTGGAAAGAAGGTAAAGTGAATCAAATGTGGATTCAGCAAGTGACACCTGAATGGCAAGAATGTGATCACAAATATGTTGCCATTGCTTACAATCCTGAGAAGGAAGTGAGTATGGTAATGTCTAATCCTCGCTCTCACTACGAAACTCTTCAATGGGTTCGTCGCTTCTGTGGTTCATTTTCTCTGCTGTATTGATTATGAACAACAACACAACTTGGACTGAAGTTTTTCTTACTCTTGGTGTTGGTGTTTTTCTTCTCTTGATTGCGGTTGGTATGTTATCAGTTACCAACCCAAAACTTGAAGCACAGTGTGCAGCAAAAGGAGGACAAATCTTGCAAACTCCTGGACATGTTAGTTCCTGCATTTATCCTGCAAAATGATGAAAAACTATCGCATTTACGTTGAAACTTTTGATGGACTTTGCACGATTTGGTATGAGAAATCCAAGGCAAAGACTGCGGATAAAATTATTCTCAATCGGGTCTATAATCAACTCTGTGGGTTGAACATTAAGGAAATCGACGTTACTCCTACTGTATGAAATACATTGTTGATCTATATGTTGGTGGCAAAGTCTTCAAGGAAGAAGTCAATGCCAACAATCCAAAAGATGCACGCGAAACTGCACTGGCACGCAATCCTAGAGCAAAAGTTGTTGCTGTCAATGTCAGTTTCCGATAGACTAACTCTGGGGCCTTGAAAGTGTACCAGTAGTATGACACACTACAATCCTTACGTTCAAAACCTCATCGAGATGGGTTATGATGAACAAGACTGCCGCAATGTTGCTGCTGTTGGTGAAGTAAACGTAACCTATCCGCGCATCATCTATGGTCGCACATACAACACCGAAAGTGAATACAAGGATGCAGTTGCTGAGTTTATCAATGGTCTCTAGAGTAATGTTAACATTTTGGGGCCTTGAAAGTGTACCAGTAGTATGAGCAAAACCTTTACCGTTCGATTCGATTCCAATGCTCTCGATTCTCCTGAATACATTGGACCTTTCTACTCTGAACAAGATGCCCAAGATTATGCTGATGATCGCAATAGTTCGTTAGCATTGTCTGGCATTCCTTCCTCTGTTGCTTGTTACTCCATCGCTGATTGATTATGTCACAAACCACTCTCAAACTTACTGCCGAAGAATTAGAAGTTCTTCAGGCACTTGTTGAGTTTCACGTTGGATGTGAAATCCCCGATTGGTTGAATGAAGAAGCATACGATTCTGTTGTCGAAAAAGTATTAGGAGTTTGATGATGCAATTCCAAGTGACGCAAATTGATTTTGATTGGGGTGATGATGATTGGGGAATTGTACATCCTGATGATATAGAAGAGGGTGAAAAGTACAAGAACAAAATCATCAATTCTGTTCTCAATCAGGTTTATACTTTAGATGAAGAAGATGAACTTGTGAATCTCATCAGTGATGAAACTGGTTGGTGCATCAAATCTCTTCAATATCAACAAATCAAATGACAACTGAACAATTCCTGATTAACTCTTTGTCTGATACATTTGCTCAACGTTGTGATTACTTTATTGGACAGAATGATCTTGCCAATGCAAAAGCAATTTATGAAGAATGGGTTGTGAATGGAATTGATCCAGAGGATGAAAGTGTTGACTATGAATGGTGTTTTATTTCATCAGTAACTCTGGGGCCTTGAAAGTGTACCAGTAGTATAGATACCACTTCACTCAAAACCAAATGCGTAAGATCGAACGACTGATGAACAATGCTATCACCAAAGGCATTGATTTCAAACTCGATAACACTGAAGTCATCTCTTGTTCTAATGTGACTGATGTGTTTCTGCATGGTAATTTGATTGCTCGGATTGGTGAAACTTGGATCGAATTGTTCGATGGTGGGTATCAGACTCAAACCACAAAGAGTCGCCTCAATGCACTTCTTGCTGAACACGGTGTTCCTGGAGAGCATGTCTTTCAGAAGAACTATCAGTGGTTTGTAAGAACTGTGCAAGGTGTAAAAGCAGGAGATAAGGAAGGTTTTGTCTCCGTACCTTTCTTCTCTGGAATGAGACTGAACTGAGTTAATCGTTCTCATTTATTATCACTTTTTCCAAAACAAATGACTTACAAAGAACTGCTTCAAGAATTGCAACAACTGAATGAAGAACAACTCAATTCTGATGTTGCTGTTTATGATGGTAATGAGTATGAGTATTATCAAGCATCTGTTCAGTTAGTGTTTGCAACTGATGAATGTCAGGTGCTTGATGTAGATCACCCTATCATTCGTTTCTGATGACTGACAACGATGGCAAACAATGCGAAAGATGTGGTAAAGGAACCTATGAAATCGCTGATCTAAATGATGAAATCCACGGCGAACGTCACTGTAACAAATGTGGACACTTTGTCAAACGTTATGACAACCAACGAACAAAAGATTGAGGAACTGACTGATCTTTTATCTAATGTGATTCATGCTCTGAGTATGAAACAATATGAGATTGATGATGCAACTCAATCACATCAATGTGAGGTAGAAGCAGATCAGTTTCACCAACAAATGTGTGACATTCTTTATAGTGAAGAGAGGAACTAAATCCTCTCTTTTTTATGTTTAAAAGTACAGTATAACGATAAAAACATATAAAAAAGGTTTATAAATGTATTATTAAATATAAACAAGTGTTTTGTTTCATTCTCAATAAGTGTTGTTATTGATACTCAATAAGGTATAGTTAGTGAGAATATGTGTGGTTTTTATTGTCTTCAGGTCTCTCAATTTATGACCTTATAAATGTGTCCAGGTCTTGTGATTTAGATGTTTATAAATGTGCTGAGGTCTTGTGATCTTTGCGTGCAATCTATCACACTTCTCCCAATATGTCAACCCCCCGCGATTATTTCAAAATCCCCACATCCTGCTCATAAAATCCACCAAACCCAGATAAATACTGCCAAC